ACATGACATTGCCACCGCGAGGCATTACTTCAGCCGGGATCTCAGGCTTCACACCGGCAGTCTGGCGAGCAAGATATGCCTGCATCAACTGATCCGGCGTCATCTGATCCTTTGCCAGCAAACTTGTTGCCCGTTCTGCCGCCAACATTTCAGGAGTAGCTGTCGCCGCTTTATAGGCTCCAGCAGCCGCAGGGAAAGCGCCACCCAGAGCGCCGCCAAACAAGCCGCCCATCATCGCGCCTTCAGCCGCCTTATCAAGACGCGCACCAGCGCCGCCTTCACCCTTCAGGAAGCCCTCAACGCCGCCTGTACCAGCGCCAACCGCAGCGCCAGTACCAACCCCACGAGCAATCTGTGCAGCCAGTCCAGCGGTCCTCGCAGCCGCAACAGGAGCCGCAGCGCCACCCGACAACAGAGTTGCCGCAGCCGCAGGAGCAAGAGCGCCAGCAAATTCACCAATCGCCATCTGCTTGGGACGTTCAATGCCAGCAATGGCGATCTCGGAGCGAACCTTCGCAAGTTCCTGCTCATATGGCGTTCCAGAGATCAAAGACCGAGCATAGGCTTCAGCCTCATCGCCAGCACCCATTGCAAGACCCTGCCCAATTACACCGCGCCCCACAACGTCCTTCAGGAAGCTGCTGGTGGGCTGCATTCCAGCCGCAGCCATGCGCTGGGCGGCATAAAGGCGGCGATCCTCAAGAGGCATATCCTCAACAGGAGCGGCCTTAGACAAAGCGTTGAGACGATCCAGCGCAGACAGTTCAGCCATGACGCACCTTTATTTTAGAAGCCACCAAAAGCAGGCTTGTTCGGGTTTGCAGCAGTCCACGGCATCAGATCATAGTAGCCAGTGCGCTTCTGCGGGATAGCAGGAGGTTGCCTCAGTTCAGCAGGAGCAACAGGCTGCGGAACCTCAAGCATCTGCGTGTAGATTTCCCTGTATTTAGCGTCATAGCTCTTGCGAGCAGCAGGAGACAGAAGCGCCTTGTTGACGTTCTCCAACTGCGCCGCATTCGTGATCTTTGACACGTCATCAGGCGTGAGCGCCCTGGAGATAGCATCGCGTTCCCGCTCAAACGTGACTTGTCCCATGATCTTCGGATCGCGCACATCAGGGATTGCACGCTCTGGGTCTAGCCCAAACGATTGAGCATTCTTTACGGATTGCCCATAAGCCTTTTCATAGGAGTTGTATTCCTCATCGAACTTTGCCTTTGCGGATGCGATCAGACTGGACCGCATTTCTGGTGTCAGCCGTTTTCCAGAAATAATACGGTCCATCATTTGCTGACCATATTTATCTACAGCCCCGCTCGCCGCCACAATCTTCCCAGACTCAGTTGTCGAAATAACTGAAGTCGGGTCGAAGATCTTATAAAACGACATGATCAGCGCTTCGTCAGCGATGCCTGTGTCTAGGTTTTTAAGGCTAGACAAGGATGCGTAAGACTTCTGGATAGAGTCAAAGCGGTCGGCCTTCGGGGTAAAGTCCTGACGAAGATCGCGCTCATTCTTCAACTGCTGCTGCTGGGCATCTTCATTCATCTTCAGAAGATCAGCCATCGCCCCAGCCGGGTCTCCCGGCTTTGACCCAAACACAGACTGCACTCGCTGCGGGGTTAAATAGGGGAGATTTGTTTTCACATATTGCTCAAATGGAGAAAGCGTAGGCGTTTGAGCCGTAGGAGCCGCAGCAGGCGGAACCATAGGCGCAGGCGCGCCAGCAACAGGCGCCGGAAGTTCAGTTCCGGTTACCTGAGCAGGTGCAGGAACGGTTGTTGTTTCTGGCTGGGCAGGAGTGATTGCGGCAGGAGCAGGAGCCGCAGCAGGAGCCGCAGCAGGAGCCGCAGCAGGCATACCGCCACCAGAAGGCAGTGACCTGATTACCTGTTGGATATTAGCAAGCTGGTCACGCGCCGCATTCGCCTGATCTCGCAGCCCGATTTGCTCATATGTAGCGATCTGTCTTTGCAAAGCAGATGCCTGCCCTTGAAGTTCAAGAGCGCTTTTAGCTTGCCCAATATTCTGCTGGGCCAGCCCAGCCTTTGCCGCCGCAAGTTGTATTGGGAAAAGCTCATTCTGCCGCTGCGCCGCGATGCGCTGCTGCTGGAGCGCCGCACTCCTCTGGATCGACTCCTCAATGCCTGGGCCAATCTTGCCAAGCTGCGCCAACGCCTGCGCCCTGCTTTCCGGCGACTGACGAGCGCCAGCAGCCAGCAATGTTGCGCCGATTTGTCCAAGAGACGAGAACATCAGCCGCTTCTGATCAGCAGGTGAAAGCATCGACATGCTGTCCTGCATCTGCCCACCAGCAGACGCCTGCTCCCCGCCGCCCAGAAGGCCGGAGATGCCGCCATAGATCGAACCGCCAACGTCTTTCACGCCACCAAGAAGGCCGCTCAGGAAGTCATTCTCAGCCATGTCTCGTCCTCATCATCTGTAGCCGGGACACCCAGCGGTTACTTCGGCCAGCTTACACGAGTAAAAGCAGGCATGGGTGGCGTATATGCCTGACCTCTGGCAGTCGGGTTCTCTACCTTCGACATGCCCGGCAACTGCGATTGATACAACAGCGATTGCATGAAAGCATTGGCAATCTCTGGGCTGATCTGCGGAGCCTGCTGCGGCGCAGGACCAAGCAGGCCAGCAGGCATAGCCTGTTGCGGAGCGATCAGCGCCCGCACATCGCCCATCGTCATCCTGCCGTTATTGATGGCGTCAGAGAGATAGCCGAGGATCTGCGGATCGCCTGGGGTGCCGGTCAGACCAAGATACATGCTGTTGATGTCTTCGATTGTCGCCATATCCGTTATCCCCATGCCTGCGGGCCAAGCAGCCCAGCAAAAATGTCATCACGCCACTTGCCGCGAGTTACAGGAGCCGCAGCACCAGGTTTCCAGCTTGGTTGCCCCTGACCGGCCTGCATCAGAGAACTGCCAATCCCAGCAAGACCGGCGATGGCTTTTGCATCCTCTGGCGTCATTGAAGAAGCCTGCTGCATTCTAGCATCACCGCCAGCGACAGGAGCCAGAATGTCTGGAACACGTCCACCACCACCAGCCGGTGTGGGCGCGGTTTGAGGCATTGACGGCATCTGACCAAACATCCCAAGTAAGCCGGTAATCGGAGACGAGATGAAGCCCAATCCTCCGTTCAGATATTTCTGATCTATGTTGCCGATGGTGCTGGCTGCGTTGGACCAGGGTGCTGTGTAGCTAGGAGCAGCCTGATCGCCGCTCAAGCCAAGTTCACCGGCATACTTCTCGCCGATCTTGGTGATGTTGCCAACGCCGCCGCGATCTCGGACGGCATACCAATCGCCGGTTCCTTTAGAAGCCATCCGGCCAAGCGAGAAATCAACCTGCTGCTGCCAGTTTGCGGCAGACGGTGCTTCCCCATATTTCTGCTGGAACTCATAGGCCATTCCGCCAGGTGCGATCTTGGTCGGGTCGCTGGACCCAGAATAGAGCTGGAACGGGCCAAAGGAATAACCCTTGGCATCTCGGTTGCCAAATGTCTCAGACCCAATCGTGTTGGGGTTCAGCCCTTCAGACTTCGCAATCCCAAGCGCCATCGCAGGATTTACGTTGTAATCCTTGGAGCGTCGCCAGATGTAGGACGCAATGTCGTTGATCTCAGCCATAACGCACCCTCTGGTCGTCGATTGCCTTGTCGATGATTGCCAAGCGGCGTAGCATCTCTTCACGCTTGCCGTCTGGCAGATTATGGATGCGTTTGCGGTTGTCGTCCAGAAAGCCAGTGCAATTCCAGCAATCGCGGCCTGTTTTCTCGCCAACCCCATAGCCGGGCGGCATATCTGCACCAACCTGAGCCAAATAATCAAACACCTGCTGCTCAGTCCAATCCTCAATCGGCATGATGTACTCGATGCCGTCGATGATCTGACCATTTTGAGAGGTAGACTTCCGCCGGTCGTCCATCCTCTGACCCTTGATAATCTTCGTACAACCAAGATCCTTGATCCCCTGATATAGGGGAATCCAGATATTGATCGCGCAACACTCAAGGCACGATTGCATTGTTGGGCCTGTATTCCCGCTGATCGCCTTGCCAAGAGCCGTGTTTTCAATCGGCAAAACGTCAACCGGCCATCCTCTTTCTGCAATGTTTGCTGGCTGATCCGATTTCAAATGAATGAAATGCGGCAACCGCTTCGACCAGAGCTCCATATATTCCAGCATCTCTGGATAGGATGCTCCGGTGTCCAGCCAGACAACATAAAGATCATCCCACCGCTCACGATAGAGATAGAGGCAGGCAAGGCTATCCTTGCCGCCCGAGAACTGGAGCGCTGCATCAATCACAGTGAAGCCAATCCAGACAAGATTGAAACTGCTGAAGCAGCAGTACCGAGACCCGTCAGCAATGGGCTGCTTTGCTGCGCCGGTCCCGTCTGCGTGTTGGTCTGTCCATATGGGGTTGCACCTAGAGCCTGGATTGGAATCTGAAGCTGCTGGATGGGGAATTGCTGGGCCTCACGATATGCTTGCTGGGCCGCATCAAGTTCAGCCTGCTGCTGGGCCTGCAAGAGAGACTGAGCGCTTAATGCTCCTGTAGCGCCAGTCAGATAGGATTCCTGACCAGCACCAGCCAACTGACCAAGTGTCTGAGCGCCCTGGACGCCCAACTGCGCACCAGATATGCCAGCCGCTTGGTTGAGCCGTTGAGCCTCCATCGCCCGCGTAATGTCAGCCTGCGCCGCCGTCTGCGCCTGCCCATAATTCTGCGCCATTAACTGTGCTGCCAGTTGCCCAGCCTGCTGTTGTGCCGCAGCATTCACAACGCCTTCTTGGATAGCCTGCCTAGATCCACCAAAAGCCTTGGCTTTCAACGCCGCGTCATAGGCTTGATTTAGCCCGGTCAGCCGCTGCTGGTTCAGAACATCAAGCGAAGTTCCCAGAACCGCCTGCGTATAGGGGTTCATGTACTGGGACAGATCAGTCTGAGAGAGCTGCCCAGGCTGAATTTGCGTTGGTTGATAGCCACCAGCCTGTGCAGCAAGCTGCTGGGCATAGGCGAATGCAGGCTGAGACATGCCATAATTCTGGGTGATATTGCCAACAACAGCCTCGGTCCCAGGCGTCATTCCAGCAACCCGCTGACCCGTATATGGGCCAAGCATGTTTTCCGAGACCCTATAGGCTTCCGCAAGGTTCTTCTTACCAGCCTCCTGCACCCATTCAGGAAGTTCTGTCTTGTTTATAACTGTTTGAGTCCCAGATCCGCCGCCACTTTTACTCATTTGTCATCTCCGTGATAGGCAAAGCATGAGAAATGCCAGTTTGATGCCAGCCATATTTGGGCAGAACTTTATTCCAGCCCATGCGCCCACTCATCCCAATAAAATCACATTCCATGCCCCTTGCCATCTGGACTAATTGAGGCTGCATATTCATTACCTCTTCCAAGTCTCCAAAGGCTAGAAAAACAGTCATAACCCTCTTGCGTGGATACTGGTCAACCTGCGTAACAATGCCAGAACTCTCCTTCCAGAGCATCTGCATCTGGCCGGATTGCAAAGCTTCAAACACGTCTTCGACCGTATGGGTGTTGCCCCCGTGGTCAAGCGCCTTCTGAAGCTTAGTAATTAGGAGCGCCTGTTTGTCCAAGTGGCACCAACGTCGTTGTGAGAGTTCCAGTGTTTCCTACAGTTACCTTATACACCGATCCATTAGGCGACTGAAGCAGGATGGATTCGGTTGCCTCGATGGTCGAGACCGAGCGCCCAAAGATCCGGTCGATGGCCGCAAACGCCCTGACAAAATAATCCGGCTCATATTTAACCGGGGCTGGAGGAAGATTGACTTTCAACGGCCACCCCCGCTTGTCAGATCAATGCGCATTTCTCCAATACTCCATTCGGCATCTTGCGTTGAGGCAATCTTCACGCGGAAGTCGCGCCCGGTCACTCTGGTGTCGCAGTAGCCGTTGGATCGCGGGCTAAACGGTCCAGAGGTATATTCTGTCCCTTCTGGCGTGAAGCTGCTGAAATAGGTCAGTTGGGTGCTGGCATATCCATAACCGCTGTCCGTGATCGTCTGCTTTACATGGGCAAGCGCCGAGCCATTGGTGACGTTGATGCTGGAGGTCTCGGCATAGCGGCCAGTGGTGATCGCCACGCCAGCAGCCGTCCAGCCATTTTCCTGGAAGTACAACTCGCCAGAACTGTCGCCGGTCATCGGATACTGATAGATCCCGGCGCCCTGAGCTGCCGTGCGTTCCATCTCTCCAATGGACCACCAATTCTCGGCATAGTTGTAACAGACATAACGGTTAGGAACGTCCTCGCCTTCTGACGGATACCAGAACCAGACTTCCGGGAAGACACTATTATCTGACCCATGCGTGTAGAGGATGCCAGCATCAAGGTCGATGTTATCAAAGACAAATGATCCCACATCGCAAGGCAGAGGCTTCACAACGCCGCCGTCATAGAGCCAGAAACCTTCGCGGCCCATCCAGATGCAGCGTCCGGCAAACGTGGCAAAGGATCTTGGGGCGATCAGACCGCAGCCGAAGCCAATGCGTTCAATGGCGTAGATGTAGGGAAGGCCTATGTAGCGCATCAGCCATGCTTCATCCTCGGTCCATATCA